TATGATGTAAACGCATTACACAGAAGCCTAGAGGGCTTTTCTGTAGAAGATTTAATTGACATGAAGGAGTTATACAATGAGTAAATACGTATCACCTAAGGGTGTGGCTGGTTATCCAAAATTAATCAAACCAGATACTAAGTTTAAAGCTGACGGAGAATACAGCACATCTTTAACGATGGACAAAAAAGATGCTGAGGCTTTTATTAGTCAAATTGAAGAAGCTTATGTAGAAGAGTTTGGTCAAAAGGCTGTAGCTAAGGCTAACTATCCTTTTAAAGAAGAAGAAGGTAAAGTTACTTTCAAATTCAAATCAAAGAACAAACCTAAGTTATATGACAGCAAGGGTAAACCTATCCTTAATGCAGAAGACTTAAACATTGGCTCAGGGTCTGTATTGAGTGTTGCTGGTGCAATTTCTTGCCGTGCTGTATCTGGAAAGAACTACGCTACCTTATACATGAATCAAGTACAGCTAATTAAGCTTGTTGAGTATTCATCTAGTCCGTTTGGAGAGCAAGAGGGTGGTTTTGTTGCTGAAGAACCAGCTGCTGATACTTTTGGTTCTACTTCAGAGGCACCTGCTGATGAAGAAGACGACTTCTAATAAAAAGCTGACTCAAGCACACGTCTTATTGCATCATGGTGTTCGGTCTGGTTTGGAGGACACCATATGTCAGGAGTTAAGTAGTCAAGGCGTAGACTATAAGTACGAAGAGTTAAAGATAAAATACACTCAACCTTCTAAGGTACGTACATATACTCCTGACATCCTATTGCCTAATGGAATCATTGTTGAAATTAAAGGTAGATGGGTTGCAGCAGATAGACAAAAGATTGCTTTAGTTAAAGCTCAACATCCAGACAAAGACTTACGAATGGTCTTTAGTAATTCTAAAGCTAAAATTAGTAAGACTTCAAAAACAACTTATGGAATGTACTGTGAAAAACTTGGTATTCCATATGCAGATAAACACATACCTATAGAATGGATCAAAGAATGATTAAAGATTTTATTAAAAAGATGTTAGATTTGTTTAAACCACCACAAACACTGGCTCCCCCTCTTCCTAAAACAAGAAATAAAGCCCCAGCAAAGAAAACATCAAATAAAAAGAAGGTGACAAAATGACACAAAATGAAATGATTATTACACACATGAAGCGCACAGGTTCTATCACTATGCGTGAAGCTTTGATTGACTATTCAGTGCAAAGTTTAACTAAACGTATTCAAGAGCTACGTGCTATGGGTTATAAGATTGAGTCAGTTAAAAAACTACACCCAACTACAGGCCAACGATATACCCGATACACTTTAAAACGTAAGACACCTTTGGGGGCATAATGAACCAATACTCATTTACTTGTGCAGAACAACAAGAGCCAGGATTACCAGAATTTTTTCCTAAAGCTAAAACTACAAATGTAACATTACAATTTGAAGATGGTGTAGTATGGACTGTTGTAGTAGACCAGTTCCTTTCTTTCTTAAGTTCCGTATATGGGTATGATTTAAGTGAGCAGGTAGAATACCTGTCTTTTGAAGAAAAGAAACAGATGTTAAGAGATAAATACGATCTAGAGGACCTATAATGTCAGTACCCATCCATAAATTAGACTGTAAAACAGGATGCCAAGCCGATAGGTTAAAGTTCTTGTTTGAGCAATATGCTTTAGATATGGATGAGATTCTAAATATGCTTCAAACAGACCATATTGATTTATGTAATATACTTGCTGAGGTAGTAGTACCTTATCTTGAATATCATGCACAGCGAGGCGATGAAGAAGCCCAAGCACTAACTATAGAATTGAGTCCATTTTTATGAACAAGCACGAGACAACTTCAGAATTTCTAAGGCACGAGCCTTGTCCATCATGTGGTAGTAAGGATAACCTTGCTAGATATACAGATGGTCATGGCTTTTGTTTTGGATGTAACCACTATGAACCTGCAAATGACGCAGACAATCAACCAACCAAGAAAGGTTTTATGGTTTCTGACGATTTTTCAGTATATAAAGAAGCAGTAAGTGAGGCCCTTTTGGCCCGTGGTATTGATGAAGACACGTCTCGTAAGTTTGGTGTTCGTGTTGGTTATAGTAATGGTAAGAAGGTTCACTTCTATCCTTATTATAAAGAGAACTCATTAATCGCCTGTAAATTGAGAGATAAAGATAAGAACTTTACCATTCTTGGTGAGGGGTCTAAATTACCTTTCTTTGGTCAGAACCTGTGGTCACCTGGGAAAATGCTGGTAGTCACCGAAGGAGAGATCGACTGTCTAACAGTATCCCAGGTCCAAGGTAACAAGTGGCCTACAGTGTCTATACCAGCGGGTGCCCAGGGCGCCACACGGGTGTTTAGGCAGCAATTAGAATGGCTAGAGCAGTTTGAGTCAGTCATTATTATGTTTGATATGGATGAGCCTGGACAAGAGGCAGCCAAAGCTTGTGCTGAGTTATTAAGCCCAGGTAAGGCAAAGGTTGCATCGTTACCATTAAAAGACCCTAATGAGTTGCTGGTAGCTGGTAGAAGCCAAGACATCATTAAAGCGATATGGAACGCTAAAGAGTTTAGGCCTGACGGTATTATTTCAGGTCAAGACCTTTGGGATGTTGTGTCACATGAGGACAATACGGTTTGTGTTTCGTATCCCTTTGAGGGCCTTATGGCTAAGACAAAGGGGCTTAGAAAAGGCGAGCTTGTAACAGTCACAGCTGGTTCTGGCATTGGTAAATCAGCGTTTGTCAGAGAGATTGCTTACCACCTACTTGTAACTGAGAAGGCTAAGGTAGGCATGATTATGCTTGAGGAAAACCCAAAGAGAACAGCTTTAGGTCTCATGGGTATTCACTTAAATAAACCTATTCATATTAATAAGGACGATGTAGATGAAACTTCGTTACGCAGTGCCTTTGACAGTACTGTTGGCAGCGGTAATCTTTTCTTGTACGACCATTGGGGCAGCAGCGATATTGACAATCTTATCTCTAGAGTTCGATTTATGGCTAGGGGCCTTGGTTGCAATTGGGTTGTATTGGATCACCTCAGTATTGTTGTATCGGGTATGGGAGACGGTGACGAGAGGAGACTGATTGACAATACTATGACTCTTCTTAGAACTTTAGTAGAGGAGACAGGTATTGGTCTTGTCTTAGTATCACATTTAAAACGACCTGAAGGGAACAAAGGACATGAAGAAGGTGCTACTACCAGCCTTAGTCAACTACGAGGAAGCCACGCAATTGCACAACTTAGCGACCTTGTTATTGGACTCGAAAGAAACCAGCAAGGTGATTCCCCTAACACCACTACAGTTCGAGTACTTAAGAACAGGTTTAGTGGCGATACTGGAGTAGCTTGTGAGCTGCACTATAATAAAGAATCAGGAAGGTTGACAGAGTTTCCAACTTTGTCTGATAATTACACTTTTTAAGGAGAACGGTGATGTTTATGCTTGAAGTAAATTTAATTACAGGTTTTATGGTAGGCTTTGAATGGCTTGCAAAAGGAACTATCTCAGAAGATGAGGGCTACTTCTGTTTAGACTTAGGTATCTTTAGATTTTTATTGACCTACGAATGATTAACGAGGGGAAAGCGGATGCTAGTGGACACTACTCAGTTTATGTGGGTAAAACTACATATTCCCACTAGATGCAGCGAGTACCCTCACCTATTATCCACTTCAGCGAAAGGGACTTATGGCACTGATAATTGACATTGAGACCAATGGGTTTCTACAAGACGTAACACAGATACACTGTTTAGTTGTTAAGGACACAAATACAAAAGAAGTGTCGGAATATGCTAACTCAAGTGCGTATCAAAGCATTAAAACAGGTCTAGAAAGAGTGATGGCCTCTGGTGACCAGATCATTGGGCATAACATCATTAAGTTTGACGTACCTGTTATTAAGAAGTTATATCCTTGGTTTAATATTGAAGATAGCTCAATGTTAGATACCTTGGTTTTATCTCGGTTGATCTCTAGTAACCTAAAAGAAAAAGACGGGGCTTATGTAGAAGCTGGGAAGCTACCAAGTAAGTTGTGGGGTTCCCATTCTCTCAAAGCTTGGGGATACAGATTAGGTGTTCTTAAGGGTGAATATGGTACAGAAGATGATGCCTGGGACACCTTTAGTCCTGAGATGTTGCAGTACTGTGTACAGGACGTAGAGGTAACACATAAGTTACTAGACACGTTTTTGTCTGCTAATTATTCCCCACAGGCTATCGACTTAGAACATAAGACAGCTGTTATCTGCGCTAGAATGGAAAGATCAGGCTGGAAGTTTAATAAAGACGCAGCTGTAGATCTTTATGCTGGCCTTGTTTCTCTTAAGAACGATATTATGAAAGAGATGACAGAAACGTTTGAGCCTTTAGTTGAAGAGAGATGGTCTGAAAAAACAGGTAAGCGTTTAAAAGATAAAGTAACACAATTTAACCCTGGTTCACGCCAACAAATAGCAGATAGGTTGATTAAAAAATATGGATGGGAAGCTAAAGAATATACCCCAGCGGGTCAGGTCAAGATTGACGAAGATGTTCTTAAGAATCTTGAGTACCCAGAAGCTAAAACGCTTGCTAAGTATTTTTTGGTTGATAAAAGAATATCTCAGCTTGCTGATGGTGACCAAGCTTGGCTTAAGCTCGAAAGAGAAGGCTTCATCCATGGCTCTATCAACACTAATGGCGCTGTCACAGGAAGAGCTACACACCAAGCACCCAACTTGGCACAAGTGCCAGCGGTGCGGAGCCCTTACGGAAAAGAGTGCCGTGGATTATTTACAGTGCCCAGTGGGTTTTCCATGGTCGGTGCAGACTTGTCAGGACTTGAGTTACGGTGCCTTGCCCATTTCATGCACCGTTGGGATGCAGGTACCTATGGAGAAACAGTAATCAATGGAAAACAAGATGACGGAACAGACATACACTCAGTTAACCAGAGAGCAGCGGGTCTCCCCACGAGGGACGCAGCAAAAACTTTTATATACGGCTTTCTGTATGGAGCTGGCGATGCAAAGGTTGGTACGATTGTGGGAGGAGATGCAAAGGACGGAAAAAGACTTAAACAACAGTTCCTTAAACATACTCCAGCCCTTGCAAATCTTAGAGAGGCAGTTGGTGAAGCTGCAACAAGAGGTTATCTTAAAGGGCTTGATGGACGGAAGCTCCACATCAGAAGCGAACACGCAGCTTTAAACGTATTGCTACAGTCGGCTGGAGCGCTTATCAGTAAGCAGTGGTTGATAGAGGTCGATGCCTGGGCTAACAATAGAGGCTTAAAGTACGGCTATGATGGTGACTGGACTATGTTAGGCTGGATTCACGATGAGATTCAGTTTGCTGTTAAACAAGACTTGGCTAAAGAGTTTGGAGAGGCAGTCATTGAGTGCGCCCGTCTTGCTGGTTACTATTTTAAGTTTAATTTACCAATAGGTGCTGAATACAAGATTGGCAATACTTGGGCCGACACACACTAGGAGTTATATGTTAGACAAAGTAAACACAGTTATGGAAAAAGCTTGGTTACAGGGTTTTAGAACCAAATCTAATTTTGCTAGGATATATGCTGATGAAATAGCAATTGCCGCTTCTCTGGGGCTTATCAGTACAAAGATTGGTAAGGATAGGTTTGACAAAACCTGGCACATTACCCGTAAGGGATTAGACCATATTGGAGAGTGATTATGAAGGTATTTCTGGTATTGGAAGCTTTTGACTACGAAGGCTTTGAGGTTGATTCAGTTTGGTCTAATCGGTCAGGTGCTAAAAAGCGAAAAGCTGAACTAGAGGCTGGCGATATTTCATGGACAATTGAAATTATGGAAAAGGAGTTACAGGAATGAAGGATCAAGACGTTTTAATTAGTGAGAACAAGTACCTTGAGTCAATCAATGAAAAGCTTATGTTTGACAATGAGAAGATGAAGAGGTTCCTAGGGGATCTTCGGCACCCTGAGGCCTACGGTCATGCCGTGACACCTGAGGTACGCCAGGTGGCTGCTAGGATCCTTGGGGAGCTTCAGCTATAAAGCGTTTACCTGTAAATTGAACTATTCTAAAATTACAGGCAAATGTCACATTTTTGCAAGGAGTTTATGTTATTAATCAAATGGTTAGGCACTATTTTATGTCTAACGGGAATAGCACTTACTAGCTTTAATATCTACCCATTGAATATCTTTTTGAGCCTTATAGGGAGCTTTCTATGGGCTGTGGCGGGTCTTCTACAAAGAGATCCCCCACTATTTTTGGTAGAGATAGTCGCTGTTGTTATTTATATTTTAGGGGTAATTACATGGATCACGAACCAGTAGCTTATAGAAGTTATGATACTCAGCAGAAAAAGTGGAGGTTTTATGATAAAAAACTTGCACCACCTAATGCAGAACCGTTATACTCTCAGTATGAACATTTTAAAGAAATGGTAGCAATTTGTGTTCATTGTGCTAAAGATTTAGGAATTGATTGGGAAGAAACTGATGAACGAAAATCAGAAGAAGGTAACTAAAGATTACCTTAATAATTGGGATACAATCTTTAAAAAGAAAGGAACTGTAAATGGAAACCAAGAAAATAAGGAAGAACCTAGGAACGGGGGGAACCTATCTAATCAGCGGACAATCTCAGGAACAGGTGATGAAGATCGCTCAGGAGACAAAGGACTCTATAGACCGCTATCGTAGTCCAGTGGTCTATGGTCCAAATAAGAACTCCCAAGGTGAGTGGGTAGCAGAGGTTAAATACTATGGCTTGGATTAAAAATGGTTTTTATGTTCTTATTTTTAGTTTAGGTTGTTTGTTTACTGCTACTATTTATAAAGTTAGGGACATATATTCAGAGTATGACTGTGGTTATATGCGTGGTTATACCACTCATGTTACCTATGAAAACGAGAGTTTAATTTGTATCTGGAGACAGAACTCTTGGCCTTTTAAAACTATTTCAGGAGTAAAAG